ACCTACAAAATTCATCTGATACTATTACAACTGATATACTTTATGTCCGCAACGATGGTAATGTAGGTATTGGAAATAATTCTCCTCAATCTAAACTTCATGTTACTGCATCAAATGGTAAAAGAGGTATTTTGGTGGATGGTGACTCTGGGTCTTCTGATGTACAAGCATATTTTGATGGAAGTACATACGGAGTTTTTATAAAGACCAATAATACTTCTTCTTCGTATTACTCATTAGCTATTAATAATAGTGCAAATAATATTTTACTATATGTACGTAACGATGGTAATGTTGGTATTGGTACTGATAGCCCTGCTGAAAAGCTCGATGTAGCAGGTACATTACGCCATCAAGGTCTCACTTTAAATGAAGGCACTACGCCTAACGTAGACGAAATCAAAACTTTTACTCTTAATCTTTCTGTTTCTACGTCTTGGATTGACACCGGAATAATAGGTAGTGACCTCGCAACTGGAAGCTACATAATACAGGTATTTAGTCATAATGGGACGCTTGGTCAATATTATAGTACTTTTACGGGATTTATGAGCTGGCACAATACTGTCACAAATAGTAATTATTATAATGAAGTACTATTACATAGTGTGGGTAATGATATATCGAACGTTTTATATATTAGAACACAATTATTACTTGGTAACACGAATACTTTAAAACTTCAAATGCGGCTTTCTGGAGGTTCAGGTTCTGGAAACTTTACCTTCAAATTCCGCCGTATGATATAAATTTAAAATATTTTCTATCTTAGAGTTAAATGAACATTGAAAGCATAGTTTATAAAAGATTTGTTGATCTTGTTGGTGCAATAGCCTATTTTCCAAATGAAACACCACCAATTGGTTGGTTGGTGTGTGACGGTTCGTCTTTGAATATTAATGACTATCAAGATCTTTATACATGTATTGGAAATACTTATAATGGTTCTAGTCAGGCATCTGGTACATTTAGTATACCAGATTTACGAGGTGAATTTATACGATGTTTAGATAATGGACGTGGAATAGATAGTGGAAGAACTCTTCAAAACGATTACCAACAAGAACGTATCAAAACTCATAAACATTGGATATCGTATGCTCCACAAGATGACCACAATCAAGGTGGTACAACAGGTAATAGTCAAAGATTTGGTCTTGTAGCTGATGAACGTGCTGGGTATTATTCGGCTGATGATAGAAATTATGCTTATGGTATTTTTACACGTGATGACCCTGGTTATAATATAAATAATGAAGTAATACCTTACAATCTAGCTCTTTTGGTGTGCATAAAATATTAAATCTTTATTTTTTAATGTTTTTTTATTATAAATGAACATTAGTGAATTAAACACAGTACGTTTATATGATACTGTTGGAACTATAATGTATTTTGGGACCGAGACTGTTCCATATGGCTGGCTTGAATGTAATGGTTTTACACTTTATGTATCTGATTATCCTGAACTCTATGCATATATAGGAAATAAGTTTGGTGGAACTAGTAATTCAACATTTAAAATACCTGATTTACGTCAAAGATTTATACGTGGCTTTGATAAAGGACGTGGACTTGACCCCAATAGATCTATGGGTTATGTGTCTATTTCTGGTATGTTTATTATTGACGGTGTAGCATTCAATGGTTATAATGGTCAGGAATTTCAAGAACAAATGCTAAACCAACATAGACATTGGGTATCTGGTACAGTATTAGGTAATAGAGATTATAGTAATACGGGAGGTACATATGAAGAATATGGTGTGATTGCCGATGCTGGAGGCTCTAGCACGACAGATCGTAATTCTAGTGTTGGTAGAAATGTACGTGACACTGGAACAGCTGGAAATTATGGTACAAAACCAAGAAATTTAGTTTTGATGGCATGCATAAAGTATTAAATTGTTTTTTCTTTTTTCTTTTTTATTATTAAATGAACATTAGTGAAATAAGCAGTGGTGTACAAGTAAATGTAATGGTAGGTACAGTGGTTTACTTTGCAAGAACATCAGCGCCTATTGGATGGCTTGAATGTAATGGTGCTTCTTTAAACCGAGAAGATTATAACTATCTTTATAGTGTTGTTGGTACACGTTATGGATCCGTTGACTCAAATAGTTTTAATTTACCTGACTTACGTGGTGAATTTATACGATGTTGGTCACATGGTATTGGTGAAGATTATAGTCGTTCTATCGATAGTAATTTTCAGTTAGATACATTTGAAAACCACGTACATTGGATGTCTGGTGCACCCATTGATGATCGTAATTTTAGCGGAAGTGGTAATACTAATTACCAAACACATGGTCTTGTCTCCGATGCAAGTAGTTATAGTATAATGGATCATTACAGTGGTGCTGGAAGAAATACGCGCGTTGATCCAGATCATTCTAGTCGTGGAGGAGTAGATGAAACACGACCACGAAATATTGTGTTATTAGCATGCATAAAGTATTAAATAAGTTACTTTTTTCTTTTTCTATTTTAAATGAACATAAGTACAATAGATGCAACTAGTTTAATAGATATATTAACTGGTTTAATATTATTTTTTCCCAAATCTAGTCCTCCAATAGGATGGATTGAATGTAATGGTGCTGCTTTAAATAGAGATGACTATCCAGATTTATATAATAGCGTGGGGTTAACATATACGTCTGGTGATGATGGAGCTACATTTAATGTTCCTGACTTACGTGGTGAATTTATACGGTGTTGGGACAATGGTCGTGGTGTTGATAAGTACCCTACTTATACATACGGTGGCTCTACAACAGAGTCAAATAGACAATTTGATTCGAATGTTCAGAGTTATGCAACAAAAACAATAATTGGTTCTATGTATAAAATATCAGAAACATTTGCTAATTATGGTTCTGCTAATGGACCTATGTGGAGATCTGGTGGTTATTATGCTGGGAATACTCCAAATCACGTTGATAGTAGTGGTACCGGGTCTTTTGAATTTAATTCATCACGAGTATCAAATTCTAGTCTTGGAGAAACAAGACCAAGAAATATTGCTTTATTAGCGTGTATAAAATACTGAAAGCATTATTTTATTTTCTTTTTCACTATTAAATGAACATTAGTGAAATAGTTGTTAAAAACATAGATGTAATGATTGGAACAGTTGCTTATTTTGCTTGTTCTAGTCCTCCAATCGGTTGGCTTGAATGTAACGGTGCAGTATTAAATAGATCTGATTATATTGAATTATTTTCAGAAATAGGAACTACATATGGATACACAAATAGTGATAATTTTATTCTTCCTGACTTACGTGGTGAATTTATACGGTGTTGGGACAATGGTCGTGGTGTTGATAAATACCCTACTTATACATACGGTGGTTCTACAACAGAGTCAAATAGACAATTTAATTCGAATGTTCAGAGTTATGCAACAAAAACATTAACTGGTCAAATGTATAAAATTTCAGAAACTTGGGCATATGGAGGTGGTGGTGGTTCTGGTCCATTTTGGAAACCACATTACGGTGGATGGAATTCATGGAATACGCCAAATGGTAGTGATGGAAGTAATAGTGGTATATTATATTTCGATTCATCAAAAGTATCAAGTAGTAGTCTTGGTGAAACCCGTCCACGTAATATTGCTTTATTACTATGTATAAAGTATTAACAATTAAATGTTTAAAACAGGCCAATTTACTGATGTTTCATCAAGTACGTGATAATATAAATTTATTTCTTTTAATTGTGGGTTACTATTGGAAGGTAAGTCTCTTAGTTGTTGCATATAATCTTTTACAATTTCTGGAACTTCCGTGTTAGTAGAAACAGCTCGTATTACATACCAATCTACTTCTGCCAACATTCTGTCTCGCTTATTTCGTAGTAATTGTACTGGATCAGGTTTTACATAATTCTTTTTAAATTCTTCTTCTGCTTTTTCCTCTTCAGTTAATGGTTTTGGTGGTTTATCTATAATTAACCAGTTATTACCATCGTATTTTGCTACTTTTGAAGGATTAGTTATTACTGGTGGTTCTTTTAATGTAGACTGTGCGGGTATTAAGTAGTTGTTTGGTCGTCTTGGATTTTCATGTGCTACTGTAATACCAATAAAAATACCAGTTTCTCTGTCATATGAATATGCTTGCATCTTTTATAACTTTATAATTTATTTTTTAATATATTTGTATATTATAAAAATGGAAACATATAATTTATACATGGGGTTTAATAATTGTGCACCAGTTAATTTTAAAAATTTGAAACACCTAGACACCAAAAGACAGTATTCAATGTCTGTTGAAGACTATAATATTATATATAAACCATTAAATACTCGTGTTGGTAATGAACATATACCACGTTCTGGAAATATTTAATTTAAAAATTGATTGTTATTTTTTAAATTTTAAAATGATTAAAGTGTATCCAAAAAAATTTAAAAAAGTTAACAGAAATAATAATTATGTAGTTAACAGAGAAAATATATGCAATTTAAATTTGATAAATATTACCGAAAACATTATGGATGGACAAATCGGTCTTAATGGTTGTATTCATGAACTAACTTGGCAAGATCTTGATAACAATACAAAAGAAAGAAAGCTTATACAGTATTGCAATAAAGTTAAAATCACAGATTGTCTTGACAACGAAGAATATGAAAGTTTAAAAAATATTTTGTTGTTTCAAGAAAAAAAGTTTGATGTTTTATACGATTCAAATTTAAGAACTATTAATAATATTTTAAATATTAAAAAATCCGAAA